GAGTACCGGGTCTTAACTTCATCATTAAAGACAGCACTGCTACCGACAATTACGTTCTTACAGTAGATTCTAATGGTGAAGCTGGCTGGGAAGAGGCTGCTGGCGGCGGTGCTGATCTTTATGCTGCTAACGAAAGTTCACCTGGTGCTCAACCAAGTGCTACGGGTGCAAATGCTATAGCTATTGGCGACCAGGCCGTGGCAAGTGCCGAAGATTCCCTAGCAATAGGGACAGACACTGATGCTACAGCTTATGTGGCGACGGCGATTGGTAAAGGGGCGCAAGCAACTGCGTCGTATAGTTTAGCTATGGGTTTAAATGCTAATGCCACTGCCGAAAGAGCTATAGCGATTGGTAATAATGGCGTAGTTGCGGGGTCTACTTATAGTACAGCAATAGGTCATAATTCAGGCTTTGGTGGTTCTACTACAGCTACCGGTTCCGGCGCAACTGCTCTTGGTGGTTCTTATGCCTCCGGCACTAACTCCTTTGCAGCAGCTATCAGCAACAACACATCAAGCTATGGTGCGACTGGTGCAAACTCGCTGTCGATGGGGCAGTACACTAAAGCAACAGTAAGTGGAGCGGCTGCTTTTGGTGGGGCATTTGCGGCGGCGACTGGCTCTCAATCGCTTGCACTCGGTCGTAATGTTTTGGCCCAGCAGCAGGGCTCAGTTGCACTGGGTCAGCAGTCTGTGTCAGCCGTAGCAGGGAAGTTTGCTTACTCTAGCACTAAGATTGCCGCCACTGGAGACAGTCAAACCGGCATGTGTGTTCTCCGTCAGGCAACCACTGATGGATCAGCCAAAGTTATGTTGACCGATAACCATGCCTTGTCTGCTGGCGCAACCAACCAAGTCATCCTCCCCAACAACTCTGCCTACGCTTTCCACGGCACCATCGTAGCCCGCCAGCAAGCCTCTCAAGGGACTGCATGTGCAGCATGGAAGATCGAAGGGCTAATCCGCAGGGAAGCAAACGCCGGCACGACTGTGCTGGTCGATAGCACCACAACTGTGATCGACAACACCCCATCGTGGGGCATGGCTCTCACCGCAGACACGACCAATGGTGGTCTCAAAATCACTGTCACAGGTGCCTCTTCGACGAACATCCGCTGGGTAGCAACTGTAAATACATCAGAAGTAACTTACTAAAACCATAAAGGAAAAATATTATGGCAATTAAAATTGATCTGACTACAAGCCAGTACGGTACACCATTCAGTGGTGCATATTTTCGCATTGTCATGGCAGCTATCTCACGGGAGCGTTCGGGCGAATCAAAGTTCAGCGTCACGATTGACGTTGCGGGGTATGCTACTGCCACACCAAATGACGACACTCGTGATGTTGAGTTTCGTAGGTATCACATTGATATGACTGCTGTTGAAGCCATGTCAGGCGCAGCATTCATGGACAAATGCTACGCTTGGGTTATGTCGCAAGAAGATATGGCTGGGAGCAAAGCAGTATAATGAGATGTGTAAAGTTAACTAGACAAATGTTTGTATAAATAAAAAGAAAACTCACAGGAGCCTTACATGGCACAACCAACTACAAAAGCAGAATTTAAAGAGTGGTGCCTCAGAAAACTAGGTAAGCCAGTGATTGAGATTAACGTTGACGATGACCAAGTTGATGACCGTGTTGAAGAAGCATTCTCGTATTACTGGGACTATCATTTTGATGGCACAGAGAAAACATTTCTAAAACACGTTCTCACGTCTACTGATATCACAAACAAATATATTACTATCGCAGAGAACATCATTGGTGTAGTAAATATTTTTGATATTGGTGACTCTCTTTCTGTTAATAACATATTCAACATTCGCTATCAGTTTGCTCTGAATGATATGTATGATATGAGTTCATACAGACTTTCTGAGTATATGATGGCAATGCAGCATATTCAGTTTATTGAAGAGTTGCTCGTTGGTAAGCAACCTATTCGCTACAATCGTAACGTCAATCGTCTTCATATTGATATGGATTGGGAAAAAGTATCTGCTGGTGATTATGTTGTTGCAGAGTGTTATCAGATTGTTGATCCAGCAACATATGGTGATGTTTACAAAGACCGCTGGCTTCAAAACTATGCTACAGCAAAGATTAAGTATCAATGGGGTTCAAACCTCACAAAGTTCAATGGAATGCAACTACCTGGCGGTGTAACATTCAATGGTGAGCAAATTCTTTCTGATGCAAGAGAAGAGATTCAGCGACTTGAAGAAGATATGATTAGTTCATATTCCTTACCCGTACATGACCTGACTGGATAAGATTTATGGCAACTTCAGTATATTTCAATAACTTTGAAGCATCTATGGAGCAATATCTCATAGAAGATTTGGTTATTGAGTCAATCAAAATACACGGGCACGACATTTATTACATCACAAGAACCGCTGGTGCAGTAGATGACGTTCTGAATGAAGATGACCTCTCTGAATACAAGAGAGCAGACTTCATTGATATGTACATCAAGAACTTTGATGGCTTTGAAGGTGAGGGGGACTTCCTATCAAAGTTTGGTTTAGAAATTCGTGATGAGATGACACTGACGATTGCCAGAAGAACATTTGAATTGGACGTGTCAACCTATACAGGAAACGATAGACCGCTAGAAGGTGATTTGATTTACTTCCCACTCAACAAGAAGATGTTTGAGATTAAGTTTGTTGAGCATGAACCAGTGTTCTATCAGATGGGCGCTCTACAGATGTATGATTTGAGGTGTGAAATGTTTGAGTATTCACAAGAGACTTTCAGCACAGGTGTAGCAGAGATTGATACATTGTTTGCTGGTTTTGAGACAACTTCTAACACATCGATTGAGTATCTTGAAACACAAGACTCATTTGCTGATAACAGCACCTTTGAAACAGCAGCGGATGGTATCATTGACTTCTCTGAAGCTGATCCTTTCTCTGAAGGAGGTAGGTTCTAATGTTTGGTCACAGTTTTTATCATGGTTCTCTTCGCAGATATGTCACGGTATTTGGTACGTTATTCAACGAGATTCTAATCTCTCGTGAAAATAACAGTAGTGTGACTAAAAAACAATTTCGTGTTCCTATCGCTTATGGTCCAATGCAGAAGTTTCTTGCAAGGATTGAAGGCGACCCAAGTCTGAATAGCCCAGCATCAGTCTCATTGCCTCGTATGTCGTTTGAAATGACAAACATATCGTACGATCCAGACCGTAGATTGACTGGTAGAGTTCGTAACACGAAAACATCATCAGCTAATAATAACATTTTAACGACTCAGTTTGCACCAGCACCATACAATATGGACTTCACCTTGTCTATCATGGCAAAGTATTCTGAAGATGGTACTAAGATTTTAGAGCAGATATTGCCGTTCTTCAAACCAGAATGGACTGCTTCTGTCAAACTTGTCGATGCTTTAGACGAATATTTTGACATACCCACAATTATGAATTCTGTCACTAGTGAAGAAGTATATGATGGGGATTTCAATACAAGGCGAGTTGTGATTTGGACGCTAACCTTCACGATGAAGGGTTACTTCTTTGGTCCAGTCACCACTAAGAAAATCATCAAGTTTGCTAATGTCAACTTCTATAGCCAGTTTGCAAATGGTGATTATTCTAACAGTTCAATGGAAAGCGTCAAGGTATTCCCAGGCTTACTAGCAAATGGTGACCCAGCAGGGTTTGTTTCTAGTCAAACAGTTCAGGCTACAGCAAACGCTCAGATAACCTATAACGCAACTTCGATTGATGGCTACAGTGTAGAATCGATTCAAATTATCGATAATGGTATTGGCTATAATGGCGCTACTGTTACAATCTCTGCTCCTGATTCGATTAACGCAACAGCAAGTTACCAGGCAACAGCAACTGCTAATGTTGTCAACGATGGTATTCGTGAGATTATTATTACAAACCCCGGCCATGGTTATCATTTTGCGCCAAACGTTTCAATCTCAGTGCCAGACAATGAATCGATTGATCATTCGCTAATCAATAAGGACGATGATTGGGCATACATTGTTATTGTAGAGGATAGTTAGATGGATGATGAGACTATCACTGATGCTTTAGGTTTAGAACCAGTAAAGCATGAAAGTGTTTCAGTCATTATTCCTGAAAAGACAGATGATGACATTGAGAACGACTTCAAATATACAAGAGAAAATCTGTATTCTGTCATTGAGCAAGGCAACCATGCACTTGAGCAAATGATGGATGTTGCTCGTGCTTCGGAGCATCCAAGAGCGTATGAAGTTGTGTCTACTCTAATGAATACTCTTGTAAATGCTAACAAAGACCTACTCGACCTTTCTAAAAAGAAGCAGGAACTCGCTCCTAAAGAAGACTTTGGTGGACCACAGACAGTGAATAATAATCTGTTTGTTGGTTCGACAGCCGATTTACAGAAAGCGTTGAAAGAACTGTAATGAGTATCGAAAGACTTGGTTATAATGGAAATGCAAATCTAAAAAGAAAAGACATTCAGATTGAATGGACTCAAGAACTTTTAAGCGAGTATGTCAAGTGTGCTAAAGATGTGGTCTACTTTGCTGAAAAGTATATTCAAATCGTTCACGTTGACCACGGTCTTATTCCTATTGTGCTATATGATTATCAAAAAGAAATCATAGAAAAATCTCAAGACTCCAGAAATGTTATTGTCAATACCTCAAGACAGGCGGGTAAGACGACAACCGCTGCCGTTCTCATTCTTCATTACATTTTGTTTCAAGAGCATAAGACAGTAGCATTGCTCGCTAACAAAGGTGATGCTGCTAGAGAGATTCTTGACCGTATCAAGATTGCGTTTGAAGCACTTCCAAAATGGATTCAACAAGGCGTAGTTGAATGGAACAAAGGCTCTGTTGAGTTTGAGAATGGTTGTAAGATTATTGCTACTGCAACAAGCAGTAGCGCTATTCGTGGTAAGTCCGTATCGTATTTGTATATTGACGAGACTGCTTTCGTTGATAACTGGGACTCATTTTTTGCTTCAG